ATCACGATACGACTTAGAAATCATAGAGACAAACTTTTCTTTGTCTCGTGGTTTACGAATCATGTCGTATGCTTTTAGTAGAGTATCAACAATCTTAGAATCAACTTTTTGTTTCTTGCCGTCTTGGAATTCTAAAGAAAAGTTACCTCGTGTATCCATAGCTTTACGCAACTGTGTAACCATATTCTTACCAGCAGACTTCTGATCAGCATCAGTTGCAACGTCATCAACGTCAGCAGGGTCAATACCACGTTTACCCATAGCCCTCATTGCATCACGTTTTGCCTTAGATGATTCTTTTACATCTTTAGGTTTGCCACATGACTCACATATTGATTCTTTACAATCACAATCACATGAACACATCTCTTTAACCTCTGGGTCATAGTCCGTGTTTAGTCTTTTCAGAACAGCAGCAACCTGTGGGTGGTCTGCCAATCCCTTTTTAATTTTCTCAATCGTTCTTACTGCACCACTATAGTTACCACCTTTGTAACGTGGGTCGTTTGCAATACCGATTGCCATTTTTACTTGTTTAGTGGTATACCCTCTAGATTGAAACTTTTCATCCAATCCCTCACGAACCTCTTGAAGAGCTTCAGTCATAGTTTTAGTATATCTAGTCATTTTTTTCTTCCCAAATTTTAAGAACTAGTTGACCCGTTCCCTTTATTATTCTGTGATACTCCATCTTAGGTATCCTGTATAGTTTTCCTTTTGACATCTCTTCTGGTAATTGATTGTCCATTTGTAATTTCCAACCTATACCAGATATGACAGATACTTCTCTTGTCCTTTTATCTCTGTGCCAGATTAACTCTTGTTCATCTACAGACTCACTAAAAGTTCTCAGTATTGTATCTTCGTGTCTTTGGTCATCATATGGGTTTACCAAAAGAAGTTGCCCCCACCAGACAAACCAAGTTGTTTAGCATATCTCGGCATGTTACATGCCCAATATCCTGCCTTTGTCTTATCTTTTTTATTTGCACAATCATGTCTTGCAGCAAATGATTTTCTTGCCTCTTTGTCATTTAACTTGATTTTTAATCCAGTTGTATCACCCCATGATACCTTTTTGATATTTCCAGATGATGGGTCTTTGACATAGACATAGTATTTCTTCGGCCCGCCTGCCTTAGGTTTATTTAGTTCAACGTCTTTTCCTTGATACTCTGATTCCATCATTGGACAATCTAGTGGAACATTCTCCCCCTCATAGACTGCGTACTTACCGATATCACCTTCCATCAATTCCTTATTGAACCCTGTAGGATTAAACTCTCCAGACTTATACTCAACTCTTTTCTCTTGGAAGAACTCGTAGTACTTCTCAGAACCAACACGATATTCGTTTGATTCTATTAAACTTGCAGTCTTGCATTCTTGACAACAATCTTCTGTTCCACAATGCAAATGTTCTTTGAATGAGATGATAGGTTTAGAAGGAGCCATTTGATTACTTTCTTTTACTTCAGTTTCTTCTTTCTGTCCCTTTGCTTGTTTCCACAAGTCTGCATCACCAGTAGTTCTAGTCTTACCACCAGTGATAAAAGAGTTAACTCTAGCAAACGCCCACTGCTGTGGTGTTGTGCCAGGGCGGTGTCCTGTCTTCCACGCCGCCATACCTCTATCGTATACTTTCTTTAGAATACCATATGAGATACCAGACTTGTCTGCTTTCTTAACAAGTCCTTCAATCTTCTCATCTAGCAACATAAGTTCAACTTCAGGCGGATAATTATATCCCTCTTTAGGAACACAGTTCGGCACCATTTTGCCGCCCTTCTTCTTCATTCCTTGTTGTGTGTGAGTATCCCAACATGGGTCGTCTTCACCAAACATTTGTTTGAACTTCTTTGTATGCTTGGATGGTTTAGTCTCTGCACCCTTATCGCCAGGAGCAGGCCCATCCTTTGCTTTTGCAAAATGTGCTGCACGTTTCTTTTTAGTAGATACTGACATTTCATCACCATCAGCATCTTTTGCATAATACTTTGCTGGTTCAGTACCTTTTCTATCTTTAATATCTTTGTCTTGTTTTACTTCATATAACCACTTCTTGTGAGTAGTACCGTCTTGTTCTGAGAACACAAGATAGTTTGTGCCTCTACGAATAACTTTACCAGATACGCCTGTGTAGTTATCTTCTACAATATCACCAATTGCATAGATTGTACCTTCAATGTACATATCACGAATTACATCTTCTTCTGTCTGTTCTACTTGGTGTACAATGAAAGACTCACGAATACCCATATGTTTACGAACATCTTTGAATAAAGACATTCCTTGTTTGAAGTTTTTAGGAAGTCCATTCTTAAAAGAATCAAAATCATCAGCAGATGCTGCAGCACGCATCTTAGAAGCAGACATCCCTGTCACTCCCTCTGCATCTGGGTCTCTTTCACCAGCAGATACAACCTCAATATTGTCGAACCCATAGTAACCGTGTCTACCTTCAACACCATTATACTTGTTCAACAATGTATCAAACTCTGTTACACGATCAGAACCAACAACCATCACGACTGATTTATGTCCTTTATTGTGTAGTGATACTGCAATTTCGAATACTTGTCTCGCTTTATCAACAACAATGTTCCTTGCATGTTTTGGGAACATCTTCTTCATGTAAGCAACTTTCTTACTGTAAGGAAGAGGGTCTTTCTTAGGGTTCTCTGAGTGTGATGCAAAAACATAGTATGGAGCGCCAGGATTTTTCTTTGCCTGTTTCTCTACTGCTTCTAAAAGTTTTTCATGTCCTGTAGTTGGTGGATTGAATCTACCAAAGGTGAAAACACATGTATCCCCACGAGCTTCTCTAATGTCTTTGAAACTTTTCATTATTCCGTACCCATTCCTCTTGCCTTTTTAAGTCTTTCCAACTCCGACTTACGGAGTTTAACCATTAACTTTTTTGCAATCTTTTTAACTGCAGCGCCCTTAGTTTTCATTATTCTATTATCTAGGTTCTGTCTTTGCATCAAAGATAGATTTGCATATTCGTTTGGTTCTAGTCCAGCAAACTTCTTAATAATAAATTGCTTTGCTTGTTTATTTGCACGTTGTTTAAGTTTGCCATCTGAGGCTAACTTCTTTTTATTTCTTGCAACCTTTGCCTTGAATGCAGAAGACTTTGCAAGTTTCTTCATTCGTAAACCCATCTTGCGTCTAGTCGCAACAGACAGCGCTTTACGTTCAGTCAAGTCAGATATGAGATCATTCCATTCAATCATTTGTCCCACGCCTTAATTGCAGTAAAGTTATTAAAACTAAATTCCATACGGTCTACTAGTTTTACTGCATCACCAGATACCCTGTCGATTGCAACATAACCTTCTGGATTAGTAACCTTAAATCCATTTGCTGTTTTAATGAATGTATCAGTTAATCCCTTGACACTATTTAGTTTCTTAACAATTCCCATCTTTGCATCAACCAAGTGTCCTTGGAAGGCAATGATGTTCTCTAAATTCTTTGTGTGTTTTTTGACTTCACGAAGATACTCAGTCTGAAGATTGGTATACTTCTCTTTACCTTTGTCACTTTTAACTTTGTCTATTTGTTTTTGAATTGCATCGAATACCCACTTCTCGTATCCCTTTGCATGTCCTCTGGGGTCACTAATCTTCTGTCCCTGTCGAACTTTACTATTATTGTATGTTTTTAATTGAGCACCGGCAAGTTGTCCTGTAAATACATCCTGTAGTTTTAAGAACTTGTTTAATTGTGCAGAATTAATTTTCCTAAATGTAGAACCAGCAGATGATAATGATTTAGTGACAACAGCAGTCTCAGTTGCTGTCATAGTTGCCTTACCAGATACATCCTTGTATGTTGCATCGTCCATCCAAACAGATGAGGGTTTGGTAAGTCCCTTAATGTTTGCACCGAATTTAGCTTTCATCCCTTGCAAATCACTACCAGAATATGTTGTGTGCCATACGACACCAATCTTTGAAGACTTGATTATTTTGCCCAAGTCAGAGTTTACATCTACTGCATATACGATTGTGTTTGGTTGAAAGGTATAATACTTCTTACCTTCGATAGTTGTTGTGTCAACATCTTCAGAAGTATACATCAAGTCGCCCTGTAGAACGTCTTTGATACCTAACTTGGAAAACTCTGCAAGTGCAATTTTGAACTTAGTGTTCAGTGAACCAGAAAGTCCATCTGCATCAATCTCTTCAGATGTTTTGTAGAGTTTTGGAGTTGCGTTGAATACTGACTTCTTTGCAACAAAGAATTTACCATCAGCAGGGTCGATACCAGCAAAGATTGCGGGCGCACCATCCCACTTGACAGTCATATTTACAGATGAACGAGATGCACCAGCTAACATGTCTCTGAGTGAACGAACAAAGTTAATTGCTGCTCTACCGCCAGGCACTCCGAAATTCAAAATTTCGTCTTCGATGTGTTCTAAGTGTAGGTTTTTCCCACCTTTATCTTCAGCGAGATACCCCGAAAAGTTTAGCATTTAGCACCGTTTCCATTTATACAAAGTTATTACTATTCTATTTATAAGGAAACATACTTAGAACTTTATATCACCGAACTTTTCATAGCGTGAATTTTGTCCTTTATCAAAGGCTGGTGTGTCATCTTGTCCACTATCTATTATATCTTCTTGCGCTTCCTGTTCACAATCATACAACTTCATCTTACCCCTGTCAATACCCACAACAAACCTTTTGTTTGTGCCAGGGTCATTATATCTGTTTTTCAACTGTTTTACCATCAACTGATTCAGTCCTTCTAACTCTTCAGTAGATATTAGTGCAAACATCAAATCAGCAGTAGCAGGCAAACCAAATGATTCTGAAGTATCTTCAAGTCCAACATCAGAGTTTGCATAACCACCACGAGTAGTTGGAGTAGCAGACATAATAGGTAAATTCATTTCAACTGCAAGTCCACGCAGTTCTTCTGCAATCGCCTTGATATAGAAATAAGAACCAATAGTTGCATTACCCTTGAAACGAGATGACCCACAAATGTTTAGATAGTCAATAAAGATAATATCTGGTGCAAATGATTTTTTCAATGCAAGTTCTTTGATTAGACTACGAAAGTGTCCACTATGAGCAGATGCAGTAGGATATTCTTTAATGATTAGTCTACCACTTGTTTTCTCATTAATCTTCTTAACCCTATCAGTGAACATCTTCTTTGGTAGATTGTGTAAGTCTTCCATAGACACATTCATCAAGTTTGCATCAATACGTTCTGCAATACGTTCTTCTGCCATTTCTAAAGTAATGTATAGAACATTCTTACCTTGCATCAAAGTAGATGCAGCCATGTGACACATAAACAACGATTTACCTACACCAGTACCAGCAAGGGCAATGTTTAGTGTTTTCTGTGGAAGTCCACCTTTAGTAATCTTGTTGAAATACTCTAAGTCAAATTCTAGTTTCTCTTCTTTCTTGTGATAGAATTCAAAACGATCTTCTGCGTCTTCAATATAGTTGTGTCCAATATGTTGGTCAAATCCAACTGCAAGTGCCTCAGATAGAATAGATGGAATTGCTTCTTGATTATGTTGTTTGTCTTTACCTTCAATAATCTGAATACCAGATAAGATTGCATTGTATACTGCTTTGTCTTTACAAAACTTCTCAGTAGTATTAACCAACCACTGCATATCAACTTCAGCTTCATTAAGAGATTCAAGTACCTCAACGACTTTCTGGAATTCAGTACCATTCAAGTCTTTTCTGTTATCAAGTTCAATAGACAAAGTTTCCTTTGTCGCCATCGCCTGATACTTATCCATGAAGTTGTAAATCTCTTCAAAGAGTATACGGTCAGTTTTCTCTTGAAAGTATTCACTCTTAATAAATGGTAATACCCTACGGGCATATGATTCATTAAAAATGAGGTTACTGAATATTGTCTTTTCTATTGTCATCGCTTGCATCTGTAAAGTGGCCCTCATCTATATTTTGTTCAATTAAATGTGCTAGAATGTCTCCAATGAGATTAAAGAAATCATCACCAAAGCATTCTTTACCTAGTCCATTAGAGTCTAACATATTCCACTCAAATTGTAAAGAGGCATTTTCTTTTTTTTCGTCTTCTATAATAGAAACTTTACCATACTCGTATACAACACCTTGCCACATACCAGCTTTTTCTGTAAGTCCTATACCTGTCCATGTCTTAGATTCGTTCTCTACAAACTTGTAATACTCACCCATGTCAGACATAATGTAGATAACTCCCTATAATATATTTTGGTTTATCAATTGGTTTACGTCCAGCGTGTAGGTGTGTCCACATTGGTGGAAACATTAACATTCTGCCAGTCTTTGGTTGTACTGAAATGTTAAATTGTGGAAACTCTGTGTGGCCACCTTCATTGTCATCTAGATATAAAAAGAAAACCAAAAATCTTCTTGCACTATCATAATTACCTACGTCAACGTGATTTGCAAATTCATCAACATCATTAGGTAAATATCTTTTCAATCTAAACATTTCAAATGCATATGCAGGCGGAAACATCATAGGTGTAATGTCACAATCGTTCATATACCTTTTGATATAACCGTTGAAAATCTCTTGTAACTTTTCTTCAAATGGAAACCACTGGTCGTGTAACTGTAATGTCACTTGTTTGAAAGAACGATGACCATCAAGAACGACTTCCTCATGGTGTTGAGGAAACCGTTCAAACATGGCAATGAGTTGTTTTGATAACGACTCAGATATTACGTTCTCATACGTCTGTATT